TATAACCAACTAAACATGCAGTTGAATCAGAAGCATATGAATCAACATATACTTTCATTGCTGAGTTCAATGTACCAACATATTTGGTATTAGTAGGTGCTTCAAAAGTACCTTCTGTTGAACGAGCAAATGCTGAAGTCGTAGCAGATTGTAGTACGGTAAGGCCTGCTGGTGAAACAACAGTCCAGTTACCAGCACCACGACGTGTACGCTGTGCAATCAAGTTAGCTGTACGGTTGATAAGAACAGCTAATGCCGCATGTTCATCACCAACAAATGTAGCAGTACCTGATACAGTAGCTTGGTTATAAGTAAATTCCGTTGCCGCCAACGCACGTAGGCTAGCTAGAATTTCTTGGTCTATTTCAGCGGTTATTTCTTGTGCTAAGGCTGCCATTATTTCAGCTTCAACATCAATACCATGCTGTGATTGTGCATCTTGAGCGGCTTCAAAAGTCCAGCGAGCTTGTAGCTTTCTGGTTTTAGCTTCTACAGCCTGTTTCAAGATTTGAACAGAAATCTTACGACCGCCTGTTCCTTCTTTTGCACTTGCAGTATCACCAGATCCAGCTGTTCCGTCACCGGAATATGCTGTAGCGATTTTAAATGGGCTAAGTGCTTCGTCGCCTGCGAGTACGTCGTTTGCTGTACCAGTAGCATTATTTGCTTCTGCGTAACGTACACGTAAGGTGTGTATTTGTCCGACAGGACCTGTCATTGGTTGAACGCCAACAATTTCGTTAGCGATAACAGTAGGCATTACACGTCTGATAACTGGAAGGATAACACGGTTAAGTGCACCAATGTTACCAGCGCCAGTAGAGCCTGCTGTTGCAACTTCTGACAAATTTTTACGAGTGTTTTCTAAAATAACACTCATTGCGTTGCGTTTTTGACCTTCTAAGCCTTCTAAAAGGGCCTCTTTGGTCTCATCCCAACGGCTTTCAAGTAGTTCTTGTGACATCATTTTTCTCCTAAATAACTTCTTGTTTACAAACCAGCTAGTCGTCTAAGGTCGATAACGTTGGTGTTATCTTCTTCAGCTTTCTTCTGACTAGCTTTATCCCCAGTTACTTCCTTTACTGATTCTGTTAGTTTAGTCTTTTTAGACTTCACAACATCCTCTGAAAGTACCGCCGGGAGATATTTTTCAAAAGCGTTTTCCAATCTAGTTGTTTGTACGCTTTCTAACAAGTTACGCATGACTTCTTCTTTCTCTGTGTTTAACGGAGAAAGTAGTTCGGTAAGTTTAGCTTCACGAACATTTTTATCTTTAATCATGTTAACTTCTTTGTCTTTTGTCTCGACCAACTTATTCGTTTCGTCGAGTTTTGCGGTTGTTTCATGCAACTGCTGATCTTTTCCTTCAATTGTAGCTTTTAACTTGCGAATTTCTTCATTCTCATTAAGATGAGTACCAACAAATTCTGAGGCAAAGGCTTCAAAAATCTTACGACCAAAGCTATTCTCACGAGCAACTTTGATGTCTTCATGCAATTGAGAAAGTTCAGCTTTCAAATGCTTGGCAACGGCAGTAGTCATTTTTGAGGCGCTTTCAGAAATAAATTTTTCTTTAAGTGCTTCAAGTTTTTCACGTGCTTCTGCAACAAGACGGACTTTTGTTTCAATAACATCTTTCTTATCTTCTGCAAATTCTGTGATTTCTCTGGCTAATGCTTTAACAACAAATTGTTCCATTTTTTCCATTGCAACTTTTTGCTGTTTACGGTCTTCACGAAGATCAGTGATTTCTTCAGCAAGTTTTTTAACTAAAAAGCTATCAAACTTTTGTGCTGATTCTTTCATTTTTGCGTTAAATTTAACGCGATCTTCTTCTAACTGAGATTTTTCAGATTTAACTGCTTCAATTTCAGTTGTTAGACTTTCGGTTACCATGCGATCGATTGCTTCAACCATGTTTTGCTTATCATGTTCATAACGATGTGCAAACTCCTCGCGAAGTTCTGCGCCGATTGATTTACGGGTTTCTGCTAATTTAGCTTCCCAAGCTTCTTGGATTTCTTCCTTAGCTTCTTCGTTTATCAACTCGCTATCAAGCAATGGTTTAATTACATCTAGCATGCGATTCTCCTATAAGTCTTAAGCACCAAGTTCCTTGATAAGTTTTAAAACTTCACTTTTCAAGTAACGTGCTACTTTTGCATCATTTCCGGGTTCCTTTGCCATTTCCAAAACTTTATGACCATATTTCATGTTCATAAGGCCTTCATATATTGCTGTTGGATAGGCATTAGGTGCACTCGGTTGTGACACAATGTCGACAGTGATTATTTCAAATTCACTGACTTGTCCTGAGCTCTCGCCAACGTTTCCGCTGCCGCGACTCGAAACCCCTAGTTTTACTCCGGATTCTAACATAGTTTTAACTAGTTGACCCATTGGAGTAGGTAATATTTTTAACTTACCACAACCATTTGGACCGTCCATCCACATATTTTCAATTAAATGTGAAACACGATCAAGGTTGATTTTTAAATCATCTGGGTGATCAACTTCGCCTAGAACACTATATCCTCCGGTGATTTGTTCGTTAAGTGTATTAACGGCCAATTCAATCTCATTTACTGGATAAACACGTTCGTTGGCGTTTTTAACGCCACCCTGGATACAAATCCCTTTCATAAAGAGATCTTTACCTTCGTTTGTACTTTCAACAATTATATTAGCATCGTTGAAATTTAAATTTTCTTTTAGATATAAAGACATATCTTAACTATCCTTTAAAATTATACTTTTTTAGGATCAGGTTCTGTAGTTCCGCCTAAATCTTCAACTTTTGGCGTAGCTGGTTGCTTTTCTTCAGAAGCTTGAGCTATATTTTTACCACTTGCGCCAGTTTTAACCTTTGGTGCGGAATTTGACATTGGTGATTTCTTACCAGCGTCATCAGTGCCGTCTTTATTATCATCTTTAACAACTTTTGTATTAAGAGCTTCATCTACTTGCTCTTCTTCTTTAGTTACTTCTTCTGTTGCTTCGAATGTTTCTTCTTCTACTGCATCTTCTATTGATTCTGCAGGCATTTCGTCTTCTTCTGCAGGCATTTCGTCTTCAGCTGGTACTTCTTCTTCAGCTGGTGCGTCTGCTGACATTAATGCGTCAAATTCAGCCATTAATTCGTCTAGTTTATCTTCGACATCAACAACACGATCTTCAAGTTCTTCTACATCAGCTTCGTCATCTTCGTCGTCATCTTCTGCAACGCCTTCTTCATCAGCTTCAATATCACTAATTAGATCATCGGCAGGATCTCCACCAATTTCTACTTCTGTTGTAACTTCATGATCTAGAATATCTTCAGCTACTTCTTCAGTAGCTTCTTCTGCAGGTTCTTCAGTAACTTCTTCAGTAACTTCTTCAGCTACTTCTTTAGTAGCTTCTTCAACTGGAGTTTCTTCTGCCATTAGTTCTTCATAGATTTCACGTGATTTTTCAACAACGACATCGTGAAAAAGATCACGAGCCTTGTCTTGCTCATCATTGATAATCATTTCAATTAATTCTTCGAATTTATTCATATTAACTCTCCGTAGGGGTTTTTGTAGTTTTATTTATAACATGAATTGGTAATATAAGTGATTTTCAAGGAAAAAAGGCCTTTTTTGAGCCTTTACCTTAAAATGTGGGGGAAATTGCGTCTTCAGAACTTGAACCATACATTTTTTGTACCTTTGCTGAACTAAGTTCTTTTTCATATTTTCGTATATCATCCATTCGACGTAGCTTATTAAGTTGCTTTAATGTCAACTTAGTTTTACGTAAATCGCCCAACGAAGGCTTACTTTGATCATCATTCTCATCTTGGTAGCCAGGATACTTATTATACAGTTCTTGTAAAATCATATTATTATTTATCACCAAAACAAAGAACTAAATATTATCATGCTTCACAAAATTATTAATAAAATTATTCAGTGGGTACACGAAATTAGGGCTAGAAAAGTTGCATTTGCAACACCTTTTGTAATATATGCTTTCTTTGTAGTTGACTGGATTTGGTTATTATCAGGTTTTATGTTTTATTGGGTTGCTAAGTCAATTTTCATCGCTACCTATCACGAATACCAAGTACATAAATGGATTAGACCTAAATATAAATTTATTGAATTATTAGGGTGGCTACTTACTGCAATATGGGAACAACAATCACCATATAATAAATGTCGTTTTCATTTTTTACATCATACCTTTGGTAATGATCCTAAAAAGGACCCTACACAAGCCAAAATAGATCTTACTGAGAATGCACTCTTATACCACTTTGATTTAACACCACATGCATCATTAGAAAACTTGCCGCAAATGCCCGATGACGAAATAGATCCTAATCCAATGTTTGACTGGTTCAATAAACATTGGTATAAAGTATTCTTTGCTACTATTTCAATATGGTTAATAACTTTACCTTTTTGGACATTTTTAGCATTCTTTATATTTCCGGTTTGGATCTGGGGAATTATCTATAGATATACAGATTGGTGGTGGCACAAATTAAATAATTCAGACCCGAACTGGATGGTATTCTTAATAGGAACACATGCGTGGCATAACTATCACCACAAATATTCAAATTATGGAACAGATAAAAAAGTAAAAGAAGTGTATCTTGGTCCTAAACCGTGGAAGTATTTTAACATAGATTTTTATATACAAAAATTACTATATAAACCTTACTAATCACTTAAATCACAATTAGTAAAATCAAAACAAATTCTGTGTAATAAACGATCTGTCATTCCTGGGAATTCCCATCTTTTGTGTAAACCTAACCATTGTTCAAACATTATAGCATCACCATCTTCCCAATCATGATGATATATATACTTTTCCTGTAGAATATGATCTTTTAATAATTTAGTTAATGGCAAACTTTCTTCTTCTGTCATTCCAACAAAGTTTCTAAATTGTAAGAAGGGGAAAAATAACCCGGTTTGATTACCATTATTAGTATAAACTAATGGCGGTGTATAATATTCATTAAAATCCTGGTCTTTACCAAATGAATATGTAGTATACGATCCACGACTAAACCCACAAACTAATTTAAGATCTTTAATTTCTTTTTTTATTTCTAAATCTAAATCTTCATAAGCCATAATATTATTTGTAAAGCTAGTACGAGATCCTTTTGACTGCTTAACTGCAAATAACCAAACAACCGGCATTCTATCAGGTACTGCTGGTTTATTACAATGCCAATCTAATTCACTATCATGACCAAATAAGCCAGGGAGACCATCTTTATCCAAAGCACCAGTAACTCTATTAATTTCGTCATTTGAGTTTTCAACCATCGCTGATTTAATTAATGGATTACTAGCAACATCATGCTTTTCGATATTTCCAAACATCTTAGTTACTTTTCTTTCATCGTCTAGTGTTAAATGATGTTGTCCGGATTGAACAATGACTGTATATTTGGCCAATAGTTTGCCCAACGTATTAATATCTTTTTGTGTTGCTTTAAGTAGATTAAACTCTGAATCTAGGATTACTGTCCAACCATTGTTATGTATCGTGTACATAACTTAATTTATGATTAACAATATTAAGGAACTAAATTTCTTCTGGGCCTGGTTCAACAGCAAGTTCGTCACCAAGCTCACCTTCTTCGGGTGCTATATTAGCAAACTGGTCGCCAGTTGTTATATCAGAATCAATATCACCAGGACTAATACCTACTTGGCGTAGATCTTTGCCTTCGACATTATCGGCTCCTGTTTCACCATTTTCTTCAGCCCATAGTTCTTGATTCTTTTGTATCTCTTCTGCACTTAATCCTAAGAAACGTTCTAACGCGAAACGTTTACTAACATAAGGCATACCTTCTATTGCCGAGAATACATTTACTCTTTGAGTGTCTAGTTCTGCCTGGCGATAACTTGCAAAATTCTGTGGTGAATTAAAGTTAATATTAAAAAGCGAATTATCAATATTAAATCCTCTAAAACGTAAAAACATTTTAAATTCATCATCAAGTTTCATTGATATCTGATTTTGCATACGTTGACAATATTGATTAAATCGATACTCTTGTATAAGTGCTGTACCTACTCTACCATCATTTAACGGTGCTGGGCTTTCGTCTGGGCCCGATGGCAAATAGCTACTAGGTACACGTAATCCACGACTTAATTTATTATTAAAATACCGTAAATCATCTATTTCGCCTAAGTTGGCACCACCGGGTAAGGTGTCTACTGAAGATCCTCTACCCTCTGCAGTCTGAGGAAAGAAATAATCTTCATTCATACTCAATGGATTATATGTAGCATCAAGCATAGCTGAACCACCAGATGTTGTTGGAATGCGTCTCTGATGAATTTCATTTTTAATACGTTCTACAAACGCCATAGCCATATGACTTGGCATATTACCCACATCAATTTTAAAGACTCTACGCTCCGGAGCACGTTGCACACGATAAATCAATATAGCATCTTCTAATAGTTCTTTTTGTTTATAAACCTTGTAAATATTCTCTAATATTGATTGTCCAAATGGCCATTTCCAGTCTAATCCTTCACTTAAAGAGATATGACAAACATGTGCGGCATCAATACAACTCTCATTCATTGCTGTAGCAAATCTACCACCTTGGTTATTCATAGCATTAGGTGCCGAATAACTTGGCGGTGCTGAATATCCACCTTGTGTCGGTGGATTAATTGCATCATCTTGTACAGTTTTAGCCGCAACTGTTAAATTTTCAAAATTAGGATTAATATCTCGAATAATATATTGTTCAGCCTTCTTACCTTCTGATTCGTTAACAATTATTCTAGATACTTTCATCATATCAACCCAAAATAATTCAAAAGTTTCTGGGTCACGTACAAAGACCTGATCTCCATACTTAATTGTATTACGAAATAATTTAAAGGTGCGTTGATCAAACTTATTAAGTTTATTCCAATGCTGTAATTGTGTTTTTATAATTTCAACCTCGTGGTCTGTAGGATTATCTGCAAATTCTATCTCAAATGCAGTACCATTTTGGTCATTTCTCTGGGTTGAGAATTCTGAAATGATATCTAGACAGGCATTAACTTCCGAATCCATATCCATTGCTTCATATTGATTATAACGTTCTACTCTATTTGGGTGTCCTGAATATACTTCAGGTAAAGAGCTTTGATAATTACGAAAAGCAAAGTCAGTATTGTTTTGATCGGTGGATATACCACTAACAGGGCTTAACCTACCATCTGTTTGTCCTGATACTCTAAAATATTTTTTCCAAGAAGCCATTATTTGTCCTTTTTTGCTATTAATGAGTATTTATCGTAACCTATTAATAGTATTAGATTAAAATAATAACATGGTCTACGATGTTTGTCAAGTAGATATTAATCGATTTTAATTAGCTGTTATTGGTTTGATGTTACATTCACCACGTCGTGTGTTGCTTTTTCGATATTTCTTAGAAGCTTTCTCTCTTCGTACCTGCTTAATTCCATACCTTCAATAATCGCTTGTTTTAATTCATCTTTCATTTCATGATCCATGCTCTCTCCTCGGTATTTTTTATTCGAAGATATAAGATTTTGTTTCTCAGCCATATACGACTGGAATTTTTGCCTGTCATTTCCGATTGGGTCCTTCCACCCCGTACCACCTGTCATCATATCATTCATGACATTCGATCTTCCTCTTTCACGACTATCCATATAGGCGGCGCCTACACGGCTAGCTGTATTTGTGGCGTTAGCCCAGGCTTCGCGTGTCTGGTCAGGTAATTCCATCCGTGCCTTGCCTGCGGATTCACCGACAAAACCAGCTATCGATGTAAGTGATCCGGCTTCACCTTTTCCGCCAAATATTTTTTTACCAAGCCAACTCTGTCGAAACCAGGCGTTTATATTAGAGAGCGTATCCCAGGTTTTCCCTACAGAATCATTAAGCTTCGTAAATATATTGCCAAGATTATCCAGACCCCATGACTCCATGCCTTCGGTGACTTTTCCCACCGCTTTGTTTATCTCTGAAGAGAAAAGAAGAGCCGCTGCAGAGGCCGCTTCTATATTTTTTATTAATAATTGATCTATTTTCTCTCTGGCCCGTTCCATATTTGCTATAGTGCCGACTGCATTTTCTATATCAGTGGCGCCCTTAGTAATTGCATCAGTAACTTCTCCTTTAGCAACCTCAGCAGCCGACTTGTTAAGTGTTTGATTTAAATCAAGGATAGCGGCAACATTGACCCCAGCTTCTTTTGTAACTAATCCTAATGCCATTTCTGCTTCGCCCAATTCTGTAACTCCACCGGCTACATGCCCAATGAGATCTTTGGTTATTGTTGCGGCTTCTACACTAGAATCTTGTTGGAGCAATGCACTTGCTTGGCTTCCACTTAAAATCTCTAGCCATTGAGATTCAGTTGATTGCATATAACCGGCATATTGGTCTGCGAAACCTTTTTGTACTCCAGGGGTATCTTTCAGCATCCCAAATATTTCTTTTGCCCTCTCTGCTCGTTTCCTCGTTTCCTCATCGCCAGATCTCATGTCTTTCTCATACTTTAGACGAAATCTACTATAAGACAACCCTTTATCTATTTCTTTTAATAACTCATCTTTTTGCATACCTGTAATTCTAGATAATGCATCCATTTCTTTGGCGGCTTTATAAGTTGATGCCGCCATTTGATCTGTTGTCATGTTTTGGAGTTGGCCAGTTCTAGCCATTGTCTTCACGTAGCCAGTTGAAAAATCTAAAATTTGTTCTTGATTCATTCCCATTAGCATTAATTGTTTAGTATACGCACCATCAACATGATGAACTTGCTTTAACATGTCAGAGAATCCTTTTCTGCCTTGTGAAACTGTTCCGCCATACATAGCCAAAGTACGAGCATTTTCTTTTATTACATCAGCATAAGCACCCAAATTGTGTAAAGCGAAACCGGCTTCCATAGCTGTTGTTTTTAACTCAGTGATACTTGTGGCTCCGGCGGCGCCTACTTTTGACATCTCTGCAAAGTCACCATATCCACTTTCCATAAGATCCACGAACAGTTTAAAACCTTCACCAATTAATCCTACTCCGCCCGAGAGTGCTTTACCGATTCCGGGTATCATTTCTAGTGTGCCACCGACAAGTTTAGTAGCGGCGTCAGTAATACCACCTATTTTTTCAGCCGCAGTACCCATTTTATACAATGATTTAGTGGCATCTAAAGATGTCGAACCCAGAGTCTTTATGGCCGTTGAGCCTTGTACTAGAGCCTTTTTGAAGGGCTTCAGTACTTCACTAGTCTCTCCTAGACCTTCATTTATTTCTTCTGGTGATGCCATTTAATTTATACCCCGGTTTTAATAATATAAGTATTATAATATACTATTTATGGTGGAAAAATTATGCCCGATACAAACGAAACAACACCTGTAAAAGAAAACAATCCTTTACAGCAATTTTTTAGACAACCTGCTATCTATGTAAAATTACCTAGCGAGGGGAAATTCTACCCCGAGGGTGCATTAGATATGCCGCCAAACAATGAATTACCAGTCTATCCCATGACAGCATTAGATGAAATGACTAATCGTACCCCCGATGCACTTTTTAATGGTACTGCTTTATCATCTATGATTACTAGTTGCGTTCCACATATTAAAGATCCATGGGGAATGCCACAATGTGATATGGATATACTCTTAACCGCCATTAAAGTAGCAAGCTACGGGCACGAGTTAGAAGTACAATCAACATGTCAAAAATGTGCCGAAATACAAGATAATACAATAGACTTACGCATAATCATTGATTCTTTTAAACCAGTAGATTATTCTAAATCCTTAAAAGTGGGTGATTTAATATTTCATTTAAAACCATTATCATATAAACAAGTCAACGAAAATGCAATGTTTCAATTTCAAGAACAAAAAACTTTATCCGTTGCTAATGATGCTGAAATTTCCGAGGAAAAAAAATCAAAGGTAATGTCTGATGCATTAGGAGTTCTTTCTAAACTTACTGTATTAAGTGTAACAAAATCAATTAATTTAATTCAAACACCACAAGGATCTGTATCAAAATATGAACAAATTGAAGAATTTATAGAACAATGCGATCGTAAGACGTTTGAGCGAATTAAAGATTTTGTATTTGACCAAAAAGATTTGGCTTCTGCTCCATCTCTAAACCTTTCATGTAATAAATGTGGGCACGATTATCAACAAAAATTTACATTAGATATAACACATTTTTTCGAATAAGGCTACTGACCTCTGATTCTACCCAGATAGCCGAACATATTGATCAATTAGAAAAAGAATCAAAAATAATCCGTGACGAGGCACTAAGATTAACTTGGTTTATGCGTGGTGGTCTTAGCTACACTGAGGCTTTAAATCTTTCTTTTCTTGATAGACAAAGTATCAACGAAATTATAAAAGAAAATTTGGAGACCGCGAAAAAAACTGGGTTGCCTTTCTTTTAATATAGGAGATTATATTATATGACAATTAGAAAATTAATATTATCAATATCAATAATAATGCTTTCGATGTCGGCCTTAGCTGATGTTACTGATGGTTTAAGTATTGGTACAAGATATGATTACAACATGGATAACCATGATAACAGCAAAATGAGACTATTTGCAAAAAAGAAATTTAACGACAATCATTCATTAAAATTTGCTTGGACTCGCGAAATAGGTGAAACTCCTAATTTTTTTAGTAATTCTATGAGTGATGATAAAGGCAATGCTTACGTTGAATATGAATATTCGTTTAAATAAAAAGATTTAATTCTTTTTTAAAACGATATGAACATTTTTAGAAATAAATTCATTATTATTTCCCCATCTTTTTGATGTGTAACATTCATGAATAACTTCACTTTTAATATACTGTTGTATCCTAGCATGCCACCACGTTTCATTTTCTACTATAAGATGAGCATTTCTGCCATCAGGTAATGCTTTCTTTGCTAAAGACATACAAATATTTAAATAGAGATATTCCGAAGATAATTCATCTATATGTTTTAAAACATTAGGAAGAAATTTAGGCTCTATATGTTCTAAAACATCTGTGCTTATTAACAAACCAAATTTACCCTTAGGTAAATCTTTAAATTCTTCTGTTCCTGGGTCATAACCAATAACTTCTTTTTTGGGATATAGAAATCTTAATCTATGTACTATACCTCCTGGGCCGCAACCATAATCTAATATACGTTCTGCATCATCTATGTACTGTGCCCATTTGAAAGTTTTTCTACGCAGTTCTTTTTTAGAAAATGGTGAATGTAGTTGATTATCTTTGATCGGGCCACCAAATTTATTCCATTTATGAAATTGTTTAATTTGATCTTCATATTCGTCACTGAATAATTTATTAGTATTCTTCTTCATAATCCCATTGGTCTCTATCTATAGTTATATACCACGCCCGAAAAGGCTTTCTTGAATATATTGTATCTTTATATTTTAAATTTTTACCTGGATTCCAAATAAAGGGTCTAATTGCATCTGGGTTTGAGCATTTGTAATACGGAAATGTTTTTCCTGCATGATTTAATTTAATCATTACACGTTTACAATGTTTAAAACAATCATTAATAAAATAATTCCAATTAAACTCTGGATCTCTATCAAATTCAACCCTGTTCGCGTTTATTAAATCATAGTCTTTAGGTAAATTCATTGGCTTCTTAGGTTCTATAAAAAGTTCTTTACGTTTTAATCCAATAAGATCATTACATTGATTAAAAAAATCTGGGTACATGGACTGCTGACTTTTTAACATTTCGTCAGATAACTCCGTTCCATCACACTTAATGCCTTCTTTTCTTAATAGATATGGCATCATTCCTGCACCTGTACCAATATCAAGTGCGGTTTGTATGCCATCTAAATTCATATTTTTAACAATAAATCTTTTTTCAACAAAATAATGATCAAATTTATGAGCATACTTAGCTGTTTTGTCAACTTTAAAATAATGAGTAGCAATCTCTTCTATATCTTCTTTATATTTTAAATCTTCTTCATCAAAAGCAAACAAGTCTATTTTAGACCAATTAATCACAAAACCGCCAACTGACATATTTTTCTCCTTTATACTATTTAAGATTATCTGGATATATTTCTTTAAGATGAAACCAAGGGTCACCTCTAGCAATTTCGTCTTCTCTCCATTGGCAATAACCTAAATTATATAACCATTGTGTTCTTGGAAAATTTAATATTGGATTTTCTATTTGAGAAAGATCTGTATTACTGCATTCCCACGCCATTGAACTAGGACACAAACTAAACGTAGGTATGCCTTCACATACACTTTCAGTTAGTGCATTTGAATTAAAACCTACTACAACCCTAGCTTCGTTGAAATCTTTTATAAGCCCTTTACCACCTTCTAATACGTTTGCTTTAGTTGTACTATTTGTACTAATTTCAATTCCACTTAAATCTACATTTTCTAATATTTCGCGTTGCCATTCTTGTCTTAACGGGTGCAATCTTACTTTTATTTTCCTATCA